GTTTAACATGATTTCCCACTTCGTGTAGCACACGATAGTAGCCCCAAGCACGGCCAGTCTTGGGTTTCTTCCAGTCTTCCAGTATCCATGAACTGGAATTCATTTTGTTTTCGCCGCCTACGCCAAACACAAACTCCACATCATCAATGACCATCTCAGGTATGTTGTCTTGAGTACGATCGCCGCCGTTGGCAAACACAATTTGATCCTTGGGATACCGTGTTTTCAACAGTTGTATAGCATCACAACTTGACCCGTCATTGTCGTTGTAAACAACAACTTCGTCTACAATCTTCAATGCGCTGACCAATGCAAATCGCTCACTCATGGGCATGAATGGCTTACCTTTTTTACGAGTAAGCCATTCGTCTGAATTGAGACCAACTATGAGTCGATCACCTAGTTGTTTTGCTGCCTGAAAGTAGGCAAGATGTCCGGAGTGGATGGGGTCAAAGCCGCCAGTTACAAGTACAATTTTCATACAGATATTTACACCTGTATGTCTTCCATGCCTGCAGTTCTTAGCCTGACCACGTGTCCCATTTGCCACTGTTTGGTATCTAGGCCTTTCATAATACCCAACCAACGATTTCGCAAGTATGCAACTTCGTTGATAATGGTTTCATAATCAATCACTTCGTCTTCGCCGTCTACATACTTTTCAGCATCACGACTTGTAAGTGCTCGTGCATAGCCTTCTAGATACTTTTGAAAATGGCGGCGGCGTATTTTGCGTAACTGAATATTAAGCAAATTAAGTACTGCTTCAATCTCTTGTAGCTGGTTAAATCTTTGCTCAGTAATTCCCGGAAGAGCTGTGATATTTTTCTCCACCAATCCGCCAATTCTACAATCACGTTTGGCATCTGCCAGTTCGTTTTCGTAGTGTGCAATAAAGTCCGGAATCATTCCTATGTCTGCAACTACTTTGTTATACCACATTTTGTTTTGCCACCAATAAATCGTCTGTGCAACCAGTACAGGTTTGTCGCCGGCACGGTGCAGGTTGTTGCAGATTCCAATCTCGATCTATATGACCAAGATAGTCGTTTTTACATTCACCACTGTACACATCACCAACGGGATCAATGTAGATTCTATCCGTGCCTGCATTACATTGCCAGTTCTGCCATTGGTCTAGATTGTTGTTGTGCAACCAGTTGGCTTCGACCAGGAACTCTGTTTGGTCGTCTAAATACACACGACAATTGTAGTACGTATGATCAGTGAATGTCAAGATTAGTGTTGCCTTTCATTATGGGAATTGGCCTAGTCTGCATCAAATAGTTAATGTTGTTTACAGCATTGCTTATGTTGTGCTTGTTCAACAGTTGTTGATATATGTTGATTCTGTCTTGATTCCACACTTCATTCATGATGTTTACGTGCAAGTGTTTGTCAGACGTTAAATTCCTATGCAACGTGATTGCTAGATCAAAGAATTTTTGTTCGTTAGCATGCTCACTATGAAAACTCAAACTGAGATTGTCGATAAGTTCATACAACTTGGTGTAATAATTTACACTTGCACTACCGTTTGATGTCACTAGAATTTTTGCAATGTTTTGTTGGTAGTTTTCACGCATCCATCTCACCAATGGCAAGAAACTTTTGTTTACAGTGACTTCGCCTCCGGTAAAACTGATTTTGTACGGTAAATTTCTGTGTGCCGTCTTGTTAAAAATTGATTGCCAACGTAGCTTCAATAAATCCAACGAAACATGTTTGCTATGATTATCATGTAAACTTGTAGGACAATACATGCAATCATAATTGCATCTTGTGCCAATGTTCCAAGTCAAGCTAAACACCTGATCTATTGGTTCAATTCGATAGATGTTAGGCACTACATCAGTCTTCCCAGTCTTTGTCATCAAAGTCATCAAAGTCTTCGTCTTCCTCGGCATCTTCTTCTTCAACATAATCTTTGTCGTTGTCAAGGTATGCGGTCAACGCACGTTTGATATCTAAATCGCCCTTGAAAGCCGTACGTATATCTTCTACGTCTGAATCATTGTCCATCAAGATTTGAACCACAGTTTCTGCAGCCTCTGCACGATCTACTGTGTTTACAAAACGTTTGAGTTCTCCCCAAATCTCGCTTGCTACTACTTCGCTCATTCTGCTTCCTCCTCAACTGTAATTACCTCTTCCTTTTGATTACCAAAGTCTTTCATCACAATATCTAGACAGTTGTCGTCGTTGCGTTCCCAGGCTTTGCGAAACTTCTTGATAATCTCTCCAGCACTGGTAGTAAACACCAAGCTGTTGCCTTCTTTCTTGAGCATGGCTTTTTTCTCAATCAAGTCAGTCAGTCCAGAGTAAGGGCTCATACCTGTTTCATAAGGAATTTTAACTTGTACACCTTCAAACGGTTTAGCATAACGAGTTTTCATTACCTTGCATGCGGCACGAATACCCATGACATCAGTAATCTTGTTGCCATCTTCATCTTCTTTGAGTTTGAGTTTCTTCATAGCAACAACAATCGAGCTTGCATAAACAAAACCTTGTCCTCCTGAGATCTTATCATCTGGGTCAAACATGTCTTGACTAGCGTATGTGTGATTGGTACAAACCAATCCTACATTGTAGCTTCCAAACATGTTTACACAATTACGAACAAGTGATGTAAGTGCTTTGGGCTTACGACCCATATCACCTTTCATATCGCCGGCATCAAATTGATTTACATCAGTTGGTGTAAGCAACATGCCCAATGAGTCAATAACAAACAACACCTTTGGGCGTTCACCATCTGGTAATGATTTGTAATCGCTCATGAAGGTTGAAATAGTTTTTGCCACATCGTCAATCATGGCCATTGACAGTTTTAACAACTTGCTGTCGCTGGTATCTACACCAAGATCATGTAACCACTTTTCATCTAGTGCATTTTCTGAGTCAATTAGCACCACATAGATGCCTTGCTCCTGTGCATTCTTAATGATGTTGCCGGAACAGATGTAGCTTTTGCCTGCACCGGATTCACCAGCAAACACCGTGACTTTGCCCAATGGCACGCCACGGTTGAAGTCTCCAGAGATTAGATAATTCAAGGCATAGTTGCCTGTGCTGATCCAATCTGTGGGATCGTTAAAGCCAATACTCAGGCCTTCAATACTTTTTGTAATTTCCTTGCGGAACTTGCTTACGTCAAATGGTTTTCCCATGTTAGTCCTTAAATATTTTTATGTAATCTAATGTGCTTGCAGGAAAGCACTTTAGTCGTTGAGGCTGTTCATAAAATCTTTTTCCAAGACTTTTCATCAACAGCATATGACACATTGCTGATTCAAAAAAATCAAGCCTAGTATCATAAACTTTTTCGTCAAGTATGTCATTAGATATTTTAACACAATTTTCTATAATGTCAAAATATTTTTGATTGCTATTTGCTACCAGTTGACAAAAACTTTTTACCTTGTGCTCTAATGGATGCAATCCACAATTGATTAAAAACGCTGATACACAATTAGAATCGTTCCAAAAATTAGTTATGTCTAACACATGATCTACATCAAGATACCACCCGATATCCGCTGATACTTTATCAAATAATGTATTAGATAATACCTCAATTTGTTCTTGTACAGTGTCACCATCCTGTCTCAACAACACCGGAGCATTTTCCATTGGCACAGATTTATTCCATTTTCTAAGTCCCATCAGCACAATTAGTAGCCTACCAACTGTACTGTAAGAACTAGCACTAATTACCGTGTTGTTGTGTTGTTTTTCTTTTGGTATGTCAATCCATGGATGGCACACCTTATAAAATTCAGAGTTAGAAATATGATGGTGCAAGTGCATACCAGGCACAAAAGAAGGAAAATCCTGTGTCCCTTCTTTTGTGCAACAATCCATCAAGGCACCAACTGTGTGCCCTAATGCACCATTATGGTAGCACAATGCAAGCATTACTTGTTTTGACGTGCTCGAATCATTGCCAAGATGTCTTGTGCATTTTGCCCTGTAGCCGCTGGTTTAGCAACTGGTGCTG